AAACCATATCGACGTCTTCCCTGGATACAGGTTCTTTTTTTCATGCCCTGGGTCATATTCTATGATCTCCATGACCGTTCGGTTTGCTCCGGTTCTTGAAGAGCCACTGCCCCTCTCTTGACGGGGGTCTGTCTATGAATTAGAAGGTTCATCACGCCTGTATGTCTAGCTGTCTGTGCCCAAGAGAAGTTCAGATTGTATTTTCTCACTAGAGAATCCACTAGTCCTTTGTCTGTGGACCGCTTGTAGGATAGCATCCTATTGCATAATCTCAGACACTGGCCTATGCCGGCCTGCAGACTCCTGGTCGGGATTCTCTTGTGAACGGAGCCTTTCCCTTCCAAATTCCATCTAAGAATTTTCATCGGCATTTCAGATCGGAGTCGTTCTCTCTTCTTAAATGATAATGACAAATCTGTGTCATTTATGGAGTTCAGCACCTTGAATAAGATGATGTCCTTTGTCTGTTGTGCCCACCAGTAACCTGTCCCTAACAACAAGATGGCTACACTCTCACAGGCAGTATCGGACGGGATTGGCCATGAGTTCAAATGTTCCCCGACTACATCGATCAGCATGTTCACACATACAATAATGAGTGTCCACAAGGTCTCTGGTCCATACATGCTTCCATTATAGACGAAGTCTTTGGCCAAAACTCCTGATGTTCCACTCCCGACTCCGAGAATGTTTACGAAGGTTCCCAACTCCACTTCCACATCTGGTAGGAGTTCCTTCGGAACCCCTGAGAGTATTTGACCAATTGGGATCGCACAGGCCCTCTCCAGCTCCTCCTCCTCCGATCGGTACACAAATGCCTTGGGAACTTTGGTCCAAAGATCTACCCAATTCACATGGTGGTCTCGCCTCTTTTTTTCCATAAGTTGGCAGAAGATAACATATACCTCTGAGGTCCTGGAGCTGCTCAGTGATGTCTGAGTCAGGACGACCTCTTTGAAGTACCTACCCAGATGAGTCAAAACATTCTGACTATTGCCAATTAARGATGTGATGTAGGTTTTGAATATTAGCGACCCACCTATGTCTAAAAGCCTCAGACCTTCTGTTTCCACCTGGTGAATGATGTTACGTGTTATGGCTTCATCCCGGACCTCCATGTCCAATACGATCAAGTCCAGAGTCATTTTGTGTCTTCTCTTGTGCTGGTGGAAAACCTCCCAGGTTTGTCTTTGTGATAGATCTGAAGGTTCATCCCAAACTGTGTGGAGGTTGAGGCATCTGGATTCAATCCCGGGGCACCCAATTATTGCAGGTGGAGGACCCGGCTTTGCACCCCTCATGCTGGACCCTGAGAATTCTAACAGAGAGTTGTACAATCCTCTGCTAGAGTGATTGAGGCGCAGCAGAGCAGCTGTCATCCCTCCCGAGCCATCGCCTCCACAGAGGAAATCTCTGAAGCTAAGTCCATGGCGCACTATTATGGTGCGGATTTTATAATGGGCACCAGTGGCCATTTGGAATAGTCTCATACCGGATACCAGCGGACATCGGAATTGGAGGGACGGCAGTGAGTTGCTGTGAGATACGGGATCCACAGAGAATTCCACCGGGAAACAATGAATCTCTCCGACATATTCCTTTCCCCATTTGTATGAAGGTATCTGGTAGTCTCTTGTGACTCCTAGATCCTTGCAGGCATGTCGAATCTCCTCTTTGCACACAACCGAAGGAACCCTTGTCAACAACTGTAGATTCCCTTCCTTGCCTTCCCGCACACTCTCAGAGAGGCTGCATAACTCTCGCAACTTGCTTAGGTCTGACCGGGTTAATCTTTCTTTGAATAGACATGATACGACTTGAGTGGACAAGAGGTAAGGTCCTATCACCTCGGTGTCTGACATGTCCGCAAATATGCAGACTCTGTTGTATCTGGGTCTATAGTTGATGTTGTCTTTTTCGAAGTCCAGATATTTTCTCTTCAACCAGCTTCGGAGAATGCCTCCCATATCTTTGTCAGAGATGGGATATGAGCTCGGAGTTCTATGTGGATCTCCCATGAGCACCTGGTACAGAGGTCCCTTCCGAACTAAGTTCAACAGATTGGGGAGATCACACAAAATATCCAGGCAATGGATGATAGCACCATTGAGGGTTGGCCTAGGTTTCTTCAGTTGTGCGACACTCCTGCGATGGATAACTGTGAGACAAGCTGCCCGCAGTACCCCATCTATAAGACCCTCATAATATAACCTTGGTTCGACTTTGAATTGGATCGTCAACGGGAACAAGGAGCTGTCAGAGACATGTTTGTTGTCTCCTAAGAGCATATCTCCAAACAGAAACCCCTCGGCCCTTCCGATCTGGTAGCAAATCTCTGCTGGGTCTAGGTCACGTATCCCAATCACCGGGATTTGGTAGTTGCACTTTGTTGAAGCCCAACTGGTGTGTTCAGGTTTCCAGGACTTCAAAATGTGAGATACGTCCGGGTGGGAATACACAAAGGGACTCTCTAGTTTGGGCTCTTCAATCTTCCTCAGACAGTGTTTGCATGCCAGGTGATGATGCACATGTATGCTGGAAGAGGACTCCGAAAATCCCTCTGCCACTGACACTTGGGCAAAGATTATAGACGGCTGGAACATGAAGTCGAAGTTGTCTGATCCGATACACAGTAGAGTGTCAGTTGTGGTGATTAGCCAGTTCAGTCGGGCAGGATTGATTGCTGCATACCCCCCTGAACTAATGCGTGCGCAGGTGAACCGATGCAGTGCTGAACCTGTTCTTTTGAAACCTTCTGTGCAAGTGTCCCAGCTTTCCCCGGTCAACCCAGTCAAAATAGAAAGGATACTTTTCGCCAAGTTACTATCTGGTCTGACAAACCAGTGGATGSCGTTTCTCATCTTGGAGGCTCGTTTCAATAGGGGGACAGTCACCTCCTTTTCCCATGGCTGCAGAATACTGGTGCTTTCTGATGTCTTAGAACCTAAGTATGCCATGTAAGGTCCTTTTTCCGAGCCTGCCTTAGATAAGCCTAAGGGGGCCAATGTCGAGATGTAATCATCCGATTGGTAGTCTTCACAAATTCGGCAAACCCCCTCTTTAAGACATGCCTTGCCGAACATCTCAAGGGGGTGAGGAACAGTTGCTCCTAGAACATCTCTACCCCATGACCACCTACGCAGCTCGTCTGCTTTAGAAGCTGAACAGCCCCAGATCCTTCCTGATTGCTTGGACCTTTGGATCAGCCCTAAGTAACTCTGCCGTTCGCTCCTGTATACCAAGTCGTTGACATCTCTTAACATGCGTCGAGAGAAAACCAGTCTGATGGTCTTTGAATTCTGGAATAGGCCGATGAGCCCGTCAGTGATGCCAAGGAAGGTGGCAGCTCGGAACTCACTGAGAAAACGGGGAAATAGAGGATCAATACTCTGGAGGAACAAGAGTAGTCGAGATTCTTCTCTCTGACAGTATGTTGCAGCATTGGCAATCACTTGATTCTTGATCTCATTTACATTCTTGAGCAGACATTTCTTGATTTCAGCCTTCAGCAAGTTAGACAAGCTGAGCCCACGGGGGATGTTCAATGAACTGGGATCTTCCATGAGTTTTTCAAATCCACTTCCGCCTCTTGAGTCCCCGATGGGAGGGTTCCCTGCAGCTAGAGCTGCTGCTCTGACGTGAGCATCTGAGCTGTTATCGAACACCAATTTCCAAAAGGAGAGTCCTTCAGTCACAGGGTCAGGGAACATCCGGGTCAGAAAACGGCTCAAGGATGTCCCTGCAACCCCTCCAAGGGACGGATCTAGGTAAGTACACAGGATCTTGTACTCTGGGGTGTCAAAAATTTCAGCCTCTTCTTTAAACAACTCAGGTAAGGATATTCCCAGAATCGGGCTATGCCATTCTGCAAGCCTCCGTGTGAAATGGGAGAGGATGTCGTAGTAATAAAAGGAATTGAGAGGTCCAGGGTCAAAATGGGAAATGGTTAGCACATTGGTCGACACAGTGCCCAACACATTCGCAAGGGTGGGAATCTGATCATTGGTCGTACATAGCACACGGGACAAACGCTTTGTGAACAAATTTAGGATTTTCCCTCTGAACACGGGGATCTTTCCGTAATTCAAATAATCTGCTGACTGCATTGTCTCATCTTCATTAATTATAAGGCCGAGTTTCTTGGTTCCTGCCTTGACTGCCGACATGATGATATTGTTATTTTTGACTACATCATTGATGTTTTGTAAAAGGTCTCCGGCGCATCCAGAGGGCCTCAGCTTGTACTGAGTACAAATGACTTGGTTGTCACCTTGCGCCAGCGTCTTGACCTTGGTATTTCTTATTTTGGACTCCCTCTGAATAACCAATAGGCTAAGGACACTCCATCCTTTTTGTCGCAAACCTTCCAGTCCGCCTGCCTGGCCCTCCCAACAAACCAAATGTTGGCCACGGGACTTAAGAGAATCCTTGGACACAATCATGAGATCGGGCCTACCATTGTAGTATATTAAGCTTTGTTGAAAGAACTCATGGGTCCTCGCAATGAGGTTTGGATATCCAAGGAATTGTCCCATCACCCTGAACACTGGCGCAGTGGCCTCCTGACGTTGATGATTGTTCCATTTCTCATAATCAATGTGATTGGCGATGCAGATATTTTCATACGATGTACCTCCCTGTCCTTGGGTCCGGTCCAATAATTTGGTGATGACTGTGGTTAGATCATCCGCCATAGTCAGGCCTGAGAAAAGGGGAACATAGTGAAGCTTGATAAGGTACTCAGTGACCACGAAATATTCTCGCAACATCCATGACATCAATGAGAAGAAGCGCCCGTTTTTCTTCAACTCCCGTTCCTTCCCTTTCAGTCCGATAACCAGCTGATCTCTAGGTATCCCGTCATCATTCACTCTTTGAAGAAACTCTGGCCAGTTTGTGGCAGAGGTCTTAAGGAGAGTGTCCAAAACCTTCAGAGAAGGAATGGGGCCCTTCTTCCCACTTTTGACAAATTGGATGACCTCTGCCCGGGGTAGGGAGTGGCTTTTATCTGAATAAAGTAAGCTTGGATCAATCACATCTGGGATTTCAAAACACTTGGTGAGTGGAAGTTCGTGCCAGTGGTCTCCGAAATCATCAACTTGTTTGGGGGTCGGCCATGTGTTATGATGAATGTGATCTCTGAAGGGATGATTCGGTGGGATCTGGAGATGGTTCACAAACCATTTTTTCTTCTCTGCGAATTTCTTTCTTAGGACCAGGTACGCCAGATCGGAGGCAAGGGCCTGGGCATACCCGGTGTCGATCTCCTTCGGCATTGTGACCTGTTGATGAAGTTTGATTAGACCTTCTAGATAGTCGATGAAGGGGTGGCCCCAGTGTCTGAATGACCCATAGAAGACGGTGATCATGCGTAGGCTGCAGACGGTCATCAAGATCCTGAAGAAGGTTTCTTTCCCTGAGCTGTACGGGGTAGCATGTATACTGGCTTCTACATGGTGACGGAAAGCGGGGAATTCCGGTATCAAAGGACGACTTTCCCTAGCAAGTTCACAGTATCGTAGATTACACACAGGCTCTAGCAATTTGATTGTGTCATATGCGTCTGTCCCGAGGTCCTGTACAATCTGGTCTCCTGCTGTGTAGAGTTCGATCAGCTGTTTGATCTCCCCGTCTGAGAAGACATCTTCTACTCTGTTGTGCAAACCGAAAAGTGTTTGGAAACGGGCACCGTACGTGTCCTTTATCATCAAGGAAAAGTTCCGATCCAGGATGATCTGCACATTTGGGAGGATAACTAGACCCCCTCCAATGATAACTTTCCCCAACAAAGGGATCTTCCAACGAAACCACCCACCATGTTCCCCAAGATGATATCGTGCTCCTGTTCTTTTGGCCAAGGTCTTACCCTCCAGTTCGGTAGAAGAATTCAGCATTAGAATGACTCGGTGCCAGACGAGGAACTTTTCTCCGTACCGTTTTGTGTCGGAACATGACTGAATCTTCAATGGGTAGGATTCTCTCCCTAGCCACCCTTTGAGGAAACTCCTGAGTACGGGGAATGTGTCCTCATGATCAGCCCGTACTGAGTTTAGTGCCTCATCGAGGAGAGGGGTCGACTCTAACGGCTGTCTGGTGTAATTCGCCCACCATGAATGGATCCTGCTCACTGGCAAGAACATGTGGCGGTCCTTGAGACTCCCAATGGCTTCGTCCCGTAATGCCCATTGCGCCGTGTCTATATGCGACTCAGGCTCCAAGCCGTTCAAATGGGCAATGTAATTCCGTAGGTCATCCGGGATCAAGGGGGAATTAAGGGTGTAATCCGTTCTGTTAATAAATCGGAGTTGGTGCAGCTCGGGAGCTGGGCCTTCGGCTCCCCATCCTTCATCTTCCCAAAGATCGTTGTAGTCATCAAACATGATGGCTGTTGTTTTTTTCATGTTAACCAAACACCGAATGAGTTGGCTTTTGTAGTTCCATGTCCCTGCTATGAAATTGGGGCCTTGGGGTGCGAATCTTGTGTATTATCTGTATGAGCATATATATAACGCCCACAACTAAAATCACCGAAAGCAGACCTACCACTGATCCCCCCAGATGGCTGAAAAATGAACTGACCTTGTCTTCAACTACTGTCACCCAGTTCCCTATGAGGTCTCCAGCATTGACATTGTGGGACTTGATCACCTTATGTAGGATGTTCTCTGTGATTTTCCTGGTTAGATTGCCCAAGGACGGATGATGATAAAAAGAGAGAGGATGCTTTTTGATGTATTCCTCCCCCCAGTCCCGAGTGGCCATCCGATCCTTGGGAAGTTTGATTTGGCCATTTCGTTCCGTGATCCCGTTGAAGGCGTGGAAGGTCGAATTCTCCATTTGGGTCCAGCCTTTCCAACCCACGCATTGCTTGCCGGTATTGGTGGAATACCTGCCCAAGCATTGTCTTGTCGGCCTTCGCTCCGGTTCCGCTACCACGTATTCCGCTGTGCCCATCTCAAGGCCCCCTTTGGTTATCCTATATATAGGTCCGGTGCCAGGATGGGTAGGAGAGATTTGGAAGAGATCATGTGGACTTGCGCGGTTGTGGTGATGAATCGAATCTACAGTCGCCAGACAATTCATGTCCCAGGTGATCTCCTCCAGGGTTGCACGCATTTGCAAATAGGGCTCCATTTCGTCCAACACCCCGACAAGACGTGTGCTATTGCACTCAGGGACTCGTTTTAAGACATCCAAACTATTGTTTTTCTTATACACAATTTGTTGTAGATAAAACCAGGTTCCTGACAGGGTCAGCAGTCCACTCTTCCCACAGAAGTTCTTGTGGCAAATCCCGAGAAGCTTCTCATGGGGCAAATGAGGCCCAGTGATCCAAAGATCTACATTGATGCCCATACCTCCACTTATTTTGACACCTTCAACGACTTCAAGGGGTTCATCTTCTTTAAAGCTGCAGATCTCTAATAGATCATTTTGTCCTTGCATCCAGACGGTTGAATCATAGACTGTTGGGCAGAGTAGGTTCCCACATCGTCCGTTCGGAAACAGGGTGTCTACTGCTTCATTGGTGTAAGGATCATAGTGAACGGGGTGTGGTGTCACCGTGACGGCCTCCACAGTCTCGTCATTTGTTGTAGCCCAATAACAACTCTCAGGCGGGAAAGAACCGGTTGGGAGTTGACCTTCCTGTTGCTGCTTTAACGCACTTGCACAGTCCTGGTCTGAGACTTTGAGGTTCTCGATCTGTCGGGAGACTGTCTTGGAGAAATACCAGGTATAGACACATCTGGTGGTCCAGCGGGCTTTGTGACAAAGGTACCCGTTGAGTTTCAGATCATGTCGTTGCCTCGGGCGTCCCACTGTCCACTTCTCCAGAATCTGGCCCTCATCCGGCCCTTGATCCCCCTTGAATGGACACTGAACTTGATCTAGTTTCACATGTCTCCATGTGATGTCCTCGGAGAGTGGGAGTAAGACACCCCCTTCTTGATAGATATTAAGGCCATGACACAGTGTCAGGGCGAGGGCCAACATCAGTAATCCAGTCATGATTACTGTTAGTTTTTTTCATGGCAACTCAAATTTAATTCCGTGCTCCCCTCTCTCCCCGAACTCAATAACAATGGGATAATTAAGAGAGACCACATCGATGCCTGGCGGTACGCCGGATTTGATCACATTGTCATAGATCAGATGAGCTGGAACCCCTCTCCTCTTTGATGGCTCCATCTTGGACTTGTAAATGATCTCACACGGCTGACCCTTGTGGAGGCCTTCCATCCGTTGGACATGTTCAACATATGTGACAGGTCCGTCCACCATGGAGACATGTGTATACTCAACGACCTCCGAGAAGCCAGCCTTATACAGATTTGTATAAGTGCAAGTGGGATCTTTTCTCAGATGTACCGCTAGACACAGGAAGTTCCAAGTGTCCAAATGAACTTGCCAGATCGGACATCTATTCTCATCGACCCAGACCTCCAGCACCCGGAGGCATTCCTCAATGGACTCGAAGCCCTCATGGCAACGAACTTCCAGAGTCGCTAAGGTCTTCAGAGTCTCCTTGAGGGGTCCTTCAACTGGAGCCGAGGGACGACTGGGCTCCCCCAGAAAATATGACACAGGAGTAGGTGTGCCATATGGAACCAGAGCCTCCTTCTCAGATTTCCCATTCTTCTTGAATCTGGACAGCATGATGATTGCTGTTACTTTTTTTCATGGGTAATGACAATATTTCATAACTGTGGTGATCAGACGAAGCTCAGTCAACAACACTCTTACAAACTCCTTCATGTCAGTGGTCTCATGGGCTAGCTTTTTCAGCAAATCGTGATTGACGCCGGGTGTTTTGTAGCTCAATATCATAGATCCCTTCCCATCCTTTCGTGGAAATTTGATTCCATCCTCCATACTGTGACATATGGTTGTGTAGTATGCCGTGACCTCTTCAATTGTCCTTTCAGTCTGTTCTGAACTCCTAGCCAGGCCCAGAGTCATTGTAGAAGGCTCTGTCTCTGTGCCTGACTCCGACGATGAGCGGGGAAGTTGTCGAGCCTTTGGGAGTGCCTGTAATATTAGAGTTCCCCTTTTGCGCCTGAGAGATCCGGGGTCCAGAACCCATCCCACCTCCACCAATGCAAGATGGACACTCCGGCAGACTAGATCCTCCAGTTCTGCTTGGGTAGACAGTTCTTGGATTTTGGGAACCGGGACGGTGATCCTGTGCCCGGTGGATGAGCCGGATGAGGAGTCTGAAAGCTCCTGATCAGTCATTGCCTTTTCGAGGTCATCTGAGTTCTTACTGGATATGTCGTTTTGCTCATCATCCTCACTGGAGTCTTCTGTATCTGAATCAAAGGAAGATCCCCTGGAGGGCAGTGGAGTGTTATAGGGGTTTGGGGGTTCCCGAGCTATGGCCTCATTGGATTCTTCCTCTGTGTCCTTCATGGACTCTTTTACTTTCTGGAAATTGTATCGCTTGCGAATCTCCTCAATCCTGGAACGGTCCATGATGACTGTTAGTTTTTTTCATGTTAGCGAAGGGTCTTTGAGATCATCTCTCCGACTGTCCCAGGCCTGGGATTGAGGATGACTGATGCGCGGGTTTTGGAGTACTCTATGATTTCCCGTGGAAGTTGGAAGTTATTGATGACAAGGTAGTCGTACCATTTACTGGGATTTGGTTCCTTGGGCAGTCCTCCGAGATCAGTGTCTTGGTCCTCTACGGGTTTGTCCTGGGGGTCTGTGCCGTAGGCCTTGACCATGACCGGGCAGGAGCTTAGAGCATACGCCACCACTTGTGCATTGGCCAATGTGTTGGTGAGGTCGACTTCGGGGCCGAGTTTTGCGTTTATAGATCGGGTTGAATTCATGAGGGCTCCAATGGCGTGGCAGAAGAAGTGGAATGCTGGGTTCAACTGAGCAGAGTAGGGAGATTTGGCGGACAGCCCCATATCCCGGATGTATGGAACATAGGAGTCATGCTTGTCCAGCTCTTGACCTTCCCGGGACATCCGGTCCAGTTCATCAGCAACTGTATCGTTAAAGATCCAGAGCATGAATTGATCGATAGTCAATCCGGTTCTCTGTGTGATGTGGTTCAGAGTGGTGAGCGCAGTGGCGTCCCTGTACCTGGAGCCAAGAGTGCCAAATCGGACTATAGCCCAAGGACTGTCCTTAAACTTGCAGAAAAACATGTCCACTGCTGCAACAATCTTCAAATAGGTAGGATCTTGTACCCATGCTCCATATCGCTTTGATCCGTCCAAGTCCTGTTTTTCGTCTGCCTTTCCTTTCATTGCAGACAGGTGATTGTTGGCTTTGTTTATTATCAAGCGTTCATAATCTGCATTCTGGAGCTTAAGAATGCGGTATTGGGCCAGAATGTAGAAGACCATCCATTGATCATCATCCTCTGTTGCCGTGGCTGTCTCCGTGTTGGCCAAGGGTTCCTCCCTCAATTCCACTTGCATCATGCAGAAGGGTCCTACCCTTTGCTTAGCCAGGGCTATTTCTACCCCGAAGGATGTCCACACATCTTCAGAGTCCAGCTCCACCTGGCTTAAGACCTTGTACACATAAGTGGTGGCAGTCTGGACACTTAGGTTACCTTCTTTTAAACCACGCTTCACAACCTGTCGAAGGAGTTTGAGGTCATCCGTCTTGTGAGGTATCACAAGCCTTGGTTTCTGCTTCGGGTGTTTATCAAACCAGTCAGAGGCAAATTCTCCTGGAGTCTCATCCTGTGGAAGAGTGGTAATCACTCGCTTGCCAGTAGCAAGTCTAAAAACTCCTCGAGTAGCCATTTTTGAAGGCTGTTGAAAGGTGCTGAGTTAAAAAAAGCATCCACTGGCTTGGAAGACAGTGGAG